ATAGAAGTTGATTTAACTATTGGTAATGTAGATCCAACAACAGGCAAAATAGCTGGTATAGTTGGACCTTTTGAAAAAGGACCAGTGGGTGACCCAACACTAATAGCAAGTGAAAAAGATTTAGTTGAAAAATTTGGTAGACCATATGATACTGATAATCAGTATGAGTCATGGATGTCCGCATCATCATACCTATCTTACGGTGGTGTATTGAATGTTGTTCGTGCCGATGACACTGGTTTAAAAAATGCTTTTTCAGGAACAGGTGAAATAAAGATAAAAAGCACTGATCATTACAAAGATCTAGGATACAACGACAACGTAATATCAAACAGGACTGTAATCGCAAGAGATCCTGGTCTTCAATATAATGGTATAAGAGTTGCAGTTATTGACTCACTAGCAGATCAAATTCTAGATGGAGTAGACGTAGATTCTCCTGAAGGAGGATCCGCAATCGTGGTTGGTGCAGGTATTACACAAGTAGTTCCAAACAATACTGTTGTTTCTAAAACTGGAGTAGGTGCAGGAACAACTGAACTTCTTGATGGGTTCTTTAAAGGAGTTGTTACTGGAGTAGGAACTGATGCTAATTTAGGACTTGCTGGAAATCAAATAGCAGTTAAATTTTTATCTCACGTATCATCTGCAGGAACTGAAACAGCAAAAGATTTTAACAATATATACAAATTTAAGGCAGGAGTTGACATAGGAATTGTAACTGCCGGACAATCTGTGGCATATGCTACAACATCAGTTTCATCAACAAAAACTTGGTTTGATGAGCAAACATATGATGTCACAACAGCAACAGTTGGAGGAGCATCAACAGTTACAACTGCTAAATGGAATAGCACTGCAGATGCACCAGGTACATCTGAATATGCATCTGGTAGAGGTGGTCGTTTTGATGAAGTTCATGTTATTGTTATAGATGCAAAAGGAACGGTAACTGGAAATGCAGGTACAATTCTAGAAAAACATCTAAATCTATCCAAAGCAAAGGATGCTGAGTTCTCTGCAGGATCACCATCATACTGGAGAAAGTATCTTTATAACAATTCAGAGTATATCTATGGTGGTGATGGAAGTACAATAGGAGTAACAACCACAGGATATGTAACAGGATTTTCCACATTTACTGACGGTGGATGGGATCAAGATGCAGATGGTATTGTTTTCAATGCTTCAGGAGCAAAAGATTTAATTCTTCAAGGTGGAAAAATTTATGGTGGAATTAGCAATATCACTCAATCAGGAGCACTAGAACCTGGATTAGATGATATAATAGGTGGATATTCACTATTTGAAAATGATTCAGAAGTTAATGTTGACTTTTTAATTCAAGGATCGGGTCATCGTGGACAGGATAAAACAAGAGCTCTTGGTGAAAAACTAATCGCAACAGCCGAACTTAGAAAGGATGCAGTCGCATTCTTATCACCATCAAGAGATAGATTACTATCTTATGATGCTTCCAACAATACACCAGGTGCACCACTAGCAGTAGACACTATCACTGAAAATGTCGTTAATTATTACGGACCTATCAGTTCATCTTCTTATGCAGTATTTGACAGTGGATACAAATACATGTATGATAGATTTAATAATACATTTAGATACGTTCCTCTAAATGGTGATATCGCAGGATTATGTGCCCGTAACGACATTAATAATTTCCCATGGTTCTCACCAGCAGGAACTTCAAGAGGAACAATTTTAAATTCTGTAAAATTAGCTTACAACCCTACAAAATTACAAAGGGATTTACTCTATACAAATAGAATCAATCCAGTAATATTCTCATCAGGGTCAGGTATAATTTTATTTGGTGACAAGACTGGATTTGCGAAGAGATCTGCATTTGATAGAATTAACGTACGTCGTTTATTCATCTTTATAGAAAATGCAATAGCAGCAGCTGCAAAAGACCAGTTGTTCGAATTTAATGATGAAATTACAAGATCAAACTTTGTAAATATTGTTGAACCTTTCTTACGTGACGTACAAGCAAAGAGAGGTATTCAAGATTATGTTGTTATTTGTGATGAGACAAATAACACTGCTGCAATCATAGATAGTAATGAATTTGTGGCAGACATCTTTGTGAAACCTGCCAGATCAATAAACTTTATTGGTCTTACATTCGTGGCCACTCGTACTGGCGTTTCATTTGATGAAGTAATCGGTTCCGTTTAATTAACTTAGAGGTTTAGAAAATGCCCTCCCGTAAACAAATTAATAGCATACCACTAAGGAAAATTAGTGACTTTAAGAGTAAACTAACAGGTGGTGGTGCAAGACCCAATCTATTTGAAGTAGAACTCGCATTTCCTGATGCAGTTGCAATCGATAACGATGTACTTCAAAAATCTAGATTTCTGGTAAAGACAGCAGCACTTCCTGCATCTACAATCACTCCAGTTGATATTCCGTTCAGGGGTCGTATTTTAAAGGTCGCAGGTGACAGAACATTTGAGACATGGACAATCACTGTCATAAATGATGTCGATTTTGCGATTAGATCTGCCATGGAAAAATGGATGAATACAATCAATAAATTAGAAGATGCTACTGGTATCACTAATCCTGCAGATTATCAAAAAGATGCGATTGTACATCAACTTGATCGTGATGGTTCAATGCTGAGATCTTATAAATTCTGGGATATTTTCCCAACTAACATCTCAACAATTGATGTAAGTTACGACACTACTGATACCATCGAAGAGTTTACCGTAGAGATGCAAGTACATTATTGGGAAGCATTCAAAGGAACATCACCATTAGCGGGTGGTGAGGATATTGGATAAATAATAAAAATAGTAAAATTATAATATGGCAAAACTTTTTGGTTTTTCAATTGATGATAACGAAAAACAATCACCTTCTATTGTATCACCAGTTCCGCAGAATAATGAGGACGGCAATGATAATTTTATTGCCAGTTCTTTTTATGGATCATATGTTGATTTAGAAGGTGTTTATCGTACAGAGTTTGATTTAATAAGAAGATATAGAGAGATGGCACTGCATCCAGAGGCAGATGCAGCTATTGAAGATATTGTGAATGAAGCAATTGTAAGTGACCTATATGATTCACCTGTTGAAATAGAACTATCAAATTTGAATGCAAGTGATAAGTTAAAAAAAATAATAAGAACTGAATTCAAAACTATTAAGGAAATAATGGATTTTGACCGCAAGGCTCATGAAATATTTCGTAATTGGTATGTAGATGGTCGATTATGTTATTTAAAAGTAATTGATTTTAAAAATCCCCAAGAAGGAATTCAAGAATTAAGATATATTGACGCACTTAAAATAAGACATGTTAGAAAAGAAAAGAAAAAATCAAATCAAGATTTAATAAATTCAAGATTAAATTCACAAAATGAATCAGATGTAGCAACTCCTGAAATAGATGAGTATTTTGTTTATACTCCAAAACAAGCATATCCAACAGGAATGATTTCGGGAGCTGGTGGAAACAAAGGAGTTAAAATTGCAAAGGATGCAATTGTTTATTGCACATCAGGATTGGTAGATCGTAATAAAGGGAATATTCTTTCATACCTTCACAAAGCAATTAAAGGTCTCAATCAACTTAGAATGATCGAAGATTCATTGGTCATTTATCGTATGTCTCGTGCACCAGAGAGAAGAATATTTTATATTGATGTTGGTAATCTTCCAAAGATTAAAGCAGAGCAATATTTAAGAGAGGTGATGAGTAGATATCGGAACAAATTAGTTTATAATGCACAGACTGGTGAAGTCAGAGATGACAGAAAATTCATGTCAATGATGGAAGATTTTTGGTTACCAAGGAGAGAAGGTGGTAGAGGAACTGAAATCACAACATTGCCTGGTGGTCAAAACTTGGGTGAACTTTCAGATATTGAATATTTTCAGAAAAAATTATATCGTGCACTTGCTGTTCCAGAATCACGTATTGCATCTGATGGTGGATTTAACTTAGGTCGTTCATCTGAAATACTAAGAGATGAACTTAAGTTTGCAAAGTTTGTTGGACGTTTGAGAAAGAGATTTTCTTCAATGTTCAATGATATGTTGAAAACTCAACTAATATTAAAAAATATTGTCACTCCTGAGGATTGGGAAAAAATAAGTGAGCATATTCAATACGATTTTATTTACGACAATCAATTTGCAGAATTAAAAGAGTCTGAATTGTTGAACGAAAGACTCGGAACTCTTGCAACAATCGAACCTTATATTGGTAAGTATTATTCAAATGATTATGTAAGAAGAAAAGTATTACGTCAGACTGATGCAGAAATACTTGAAATAGATGAGCAAATTGAAAAGGAGATTAAAGATGGTATCATACCCGATCCAAATGCAGTTGATCCAATTACCGGAGAACCATTACCTGATGGTGGGAACGGTATGATAGGAGATGTTCCAACAGAACCAGAAATCGATGGTGGCATCACTGATGCACAGTTGGGAAAAGATACTAAATCAGCAGAAATCTAATGAAAATACTATCTCAAGAATCAAATATAGGTATAGCTACTACTGTCAGTAGTGCGACTGCAGTTAGACTTTATAATAGTGACTCAAGTGTAGGAATTGTGACCCGCACTGATAATAGTGACACAACAATTGGTAATTTTACTGTTCCAGCTGGTGAAGTATTATATCTTCAGAAAAAATCAACTGATAAATTAGTAGCACCATCTACGGTTTTAGCATCAAAAGTTGCATATAGTCACATGATGTATTATGCGAGTTATTCTTCTGGAGGAGGAGGTGGTTATTCTGATGGAGAAATTGTAACATCTAATCTTGCATATCACTTGGATGCAAATAATTCCAGTTCTTATGGTGGTAGTGGAAGTACATGGACTGATTTAGTTGCTGGAACAAATAATGCTACGATAAATGGTGCAACATATACTGAAGGAACAGGAAATCAAGGTTACTACTTTGATTTTGATGGTACAAATGATTACGTTGAGATAGGTTCTCCAATTGTAAGTGGAGATACATTTACAATTGAACTATGGTGTAGAAATGATGCTGCAACCATGCCATCAAGCGAAACTGCTTTTACAACTGAGGGTGCTTCTACTGATACAACTGATTTGGTTCGATATGATGGTGACAGGTGGAC